ATCACCTATATTCATATCAGCTATAGCTGCAAATCTTTTGCCTGATTCTACTAACAAACCAAGTAATTGAAATAACACATTGCTTGGCTCTTTATAAGGTAAAGGCATTAATGAATCACGCAAAGCTCCGCCTGGTGCATCTACATCTCTAAATTCACCCGGTTGTAGTGGAGATGCTTCATCTCTTATTCTTATTCCTCTAGCTTTAAAACCTGCTGGTAAATTGCTTAAGGTACCTGCGTCAATTAATTGTCTTAGTATTGATGTAGAAGCTTTAGATAGGCCACCAATCATGTGTGATAAACCAAGGCCATAAAAACCTAAACCTGGTAAAAACTTATATTGCACAAAATAATTAATTTTGTTACGCATAGCATCTTCAGGTACATAGTTTCTTCTAATAGAAAGTATTTCTTGTGATGAATCGTCTATAGTAATGATATAAGGTATTTTTAAACCTGTTGGCTCGCCCATATCATTTACGTCTTCAAAGCCTTCTATTTCTGCAACGGTATGTATTTCATATAATTTTCTTTGCTCGTCTTCACCGTAATCTGGCTCAACACCTTGTATATCATCTATTTCTTTGCCTATATCGTCTCGGTTTATGTTTTGATTATCGCTCAAATCTACGTCTGCATAAAAACCAGATATTTGCATTTTTCTTACTTCGTTATTACTCATTGACACAACATGTGTGACTCTTTCGGCAGATAGTAAGTCAGTAGCATTGTATGGTACTAATAAATCTTCAGCAGGCACAAACTTAGATACAGGTCTTCCTTTTGCTGCATCGTAATAAACTTTCTTGAAAGCACTACCCGATAATGGTAGATAAAATAGTAATTGGTCTAAATCTGGGTCATATTCAGGCATTTCGTTCATGATGTAATAATTCATAAACTCACAAACTCTTTCAGCCTGCATTTCTGTGTTCATGTCTCTTTGTCCTACAACTTGTGTTTTTATAGGACCTTGTGCTGGTAACAGTTCTTTGTATGCTTGTGCTTGAAATTGTGTTACAGCTTCAGATAATATTGGATGTATAACACCACTAGAGCCTTCAAATGGTTGACTTCTTTGTTCGTCAAACCGCATACCAAGGTATTTAAGACCGTCAGTATATGTTTTTTCCCATTCTTTTCTTGACTCTTTATCGTTTTCAACCGAAGAGATAAGTTTTGAAGATAGCGACCCTAATATAGATTCATCTAAAAAATCAACCAAATTTGCATCAAAAGGTATTTCCTGCTGCGCCTCTTCCATTGGCTCATCAAAAGATATTTCGTCTTCGTTAATGCTAATTTCTAAAGCATCAAACATAGCCTCATCAAATGTTTGCTCTGGTGCCTCTACATTTAATTCTTCTGTAGGCACATTAACAGACTTACTTTGGTCTATTACATCTGGATTATCTTCTGTTCCTAATTTTCTTTCAGTTACCATAATTTCTTATTATATCCATAAAATCAATAATATGTTAATGCCTTTCTATCAACAGACATATCATCTTGATAATCACTGTTTAATTCTACTAATCCACCTTGTCTAATTCGCATCAAAGCCATAGTAGAGGAATCGCAAAAGTCGTCGTTTTCACCAAACGGAAAAGCAGCTAACTCTTCTATTACTTCTTCTGCAAAAGCATCTTCTGTAGCATATACCATACCACTTTCAAACATAGGCGCAATAGAGTTCATTCTTGCTACTTTATCTTGACCTCTGCTTGGCGAATAAGCCTGTACTGGTATGCCTATTTTTCTAAGTTCTTGTGTTAGTGGTGTACCACTTGCTTTGGCCTCAATTAACACAATGTCAGGCTCCCAATATTTATACTCTTCTAGTGCTATGTTTTTTAACTCTGGAAAATCTACTCTGTGCCTACTTGCGTCTAAAAGTATAATTGCGCTTTCACTACCGTCTTCTGGGTCAAATATTCCCCATGTGGTTATTGCTGAGTAGTCAGCAGTTTCTTTAGCACTAAAGGCAGTATCGTAACTTTGTATAATACATTGACAGCTTGGTATGGCTTCTTTCTCCCAAGTCTGCCACCATTCTCTTTTTACAATAGAGCCACTTTCAGCCGTTGGGTTTTGCATCCATTGTGCGTTCCATTTGCTTATAGGTAGCGAAGCCTTAACAGATAACAATTCTTCTTTCTTCCAAAACTCACTCCATAGAGGTTCTTCTGAGTCTGGCATTATTGCAGGAAACTCAACTACTTCCCATTGGTCTGCATGTGTTTCAGACTGTCTTTTGAGCAATCTACCAGCTAAATCTTTGGTACTCCATCGAGTCATAACTAATACTATGGTTCCACCAGGTTGTAATCTTTGTCTCGGACCTGATGTGTACCACTCCCATGCACCATCCATTGCAGTCGGCGACATTGCATCTTGCTCTGAGTGTGGGTCATCAATAATAAGTAAGTCAGCGCCACGACCTGTAATCGCACCACCTACTCCTGAATAGAAAGCTTCTCCGCCATCATCGGTTGTCCAACGTCCTGCTGACTTGTTATCTCCGGATAAGCTTATGTTTGGAAATATGGTTTGATATTCTTCGCTATCAATAATGTTACGCACCCTTCTGCCAAACCTAACAGCTAACTCAGCCGTGTGAGTTGCTTGTATAATTTTTAAACTTGGGTTTAAACCCATCATCCATGCAGGAAAATAGGTGGATGCAAACTCTGACTTTGAATGTCTAGGTGGCAACATAACCATCAATCTTTTGCATTTGCCTTGAGATATACGGTTTAGTTTTTCTGCTAAAATTTTGTGATGTCTTCCCATGATGAAGCCATCCCACTGATATTTAACAAATTCTAAAAAATCATCTCTACATTTATCTCTTGAGTTAAGATTTTTCCACTTATCAATTAACGTGAGCGCCTCAACTTGCTCATCTCTTGATAAAGCATCAAATGATTTTATGTTTTCTAAATTTAGCATCAGGTGGAGAGCCAATAAGTATTTTTAAAGGACATTCTTGACTCTCCTGACATACTCTGTGGGAGAGAGGAGATATATGAACATCCACAAACAAGCATGTCTGTTAGACTTTACCCCATTCTTTGTTTTCAAACAACAAAGCTTCTGCGTTTCGTCTTTTCATTAAACCTTCATTTGGCACACCAGAGACTTTATTCCATCTTTTAATTTGGTTGGGTACATCTGCCCAGTCTTTATTATTCAAAACTTTTAATAATGTAGAGGCAGATAAGTTGCTTGGACCTAGATTAAATACCCAAGAAACAAGCGCATCAAATTCGTTTTGTTTTAAATTAACATTTACCATGTCATTAATGTAACCTTCATACTCATGTAATTCATGTGCAAGCAAGTCTTCTGCATCCTGTTTGCTCATTGACATACCATCTTGTACAGGACTACCATCTATTAATTTTAGACTGCCAAAACCTATAGTAGCCTTATTGGCTGCACACCTGTAACTAACTACGTTGCCGTCTTTATCTGTTGGACATCCTTCAAAAAATTTAATTAAATCTATACCATTTTGTGATATTTTCATTTTATTTATCTCCATTTTTAGTTGTAGTAACCTTCCTATAATACACAACAACTTCTTTAAGTTCATTTATATACCTTTTTAGTTCTTGCATATTATAAGCCATGACCTCGTAATCAGGTATTGTCATAGCTAAAAATACTAATTCTCCTTCTTGTTCTTCTATTCTAGCTAATTGTTCTTCCCAGTTATCAGGAGTAACAACAATCCACATAGGCTCTTTTAAGTCTATTTCTCTAGGCATAATAGGTTGTACTATTTTCCTATCTAGTGGTTTTGCTGTAACCTCTATTTGTTTAGTCGGAATCAGACTGCAACTGCAAGCCATCATCAAGGTCATCAACAACATTGCTGATTTTCTCGATGTCTTCCATGATATGTTTTGTACCATTATTTATTTTCCTTTCCATTTCTACTGGGTCTGCAAGTATTTTTGCAGATAGTTCATAGTCTTTTATAAACTGTGTGTATCTGTTTAGCTCTCTTTGTGCCGCTTGGCTTTTAATACTAAGCTCGTTTAACTGTGTTGTTTGTAATTCAAAATCGTCTTGTATAGATTTTATAGCTTCTTCTTGTGTGGCTATAGCACCTTCTAAAGCAACATTATTAGCTTTTAAAGTTACATTTTCGTTATATAACCAATAGCCACCAAACCCTAAAACCAAAATAATTCCTATTAACATTTGTTGCATTACATATCCTCTATTATGTAATTTAAACCTGCTGCACTTCTATATTCTACAAGTTTATTATTTTCATCACGAAATTTAAGATGTTTTTCTTTTTGTATTAATATTTTTTTTGTAATATAACTTCGGTCATCTGCATCACCATATTCTTTATTAAAAGATACAGTAATTTTATATCTCGTTTTAAATAAATGTAGTAACCACTTAAAAAATACTTTTAGTATTTTTTTTATTTTTTCCATTAAACAAACCTAGACAATACCAATGACACTAAAATAAACGGATATACCGCCCATATCATGTTTTCTAATTTATCAAATCTTTTTGCACCATCTTCAAGTCTTTTTTCTATATTTGAATATCTAATAGAACATTCTTTTTCATGTGTTTCTATTTTATTTATTGCTTCTTTTGTTGTTGCCATAAATTTCACTTTTTTGCACGGTTCTTTGCTTTACTTTGCATTTGTAAATTA